GAGTGATGATCAATTCGTTGATCGCTACTCGGGTCGCAAGAGGGCACGTTATCAGAAAGCGGTCGAGTCGCTCCGTATCGGCGGAGTGACTTGGTCGGATTCTCACATTAGAGCTTTCATCAAGTCAGAAAAGTTAAACTTGACGAACAAAGCTGACCCCTGTCCCAGGATCATACAACCGCGTGATCCAAGATTCAATGTGAGTCTAGGGAAGTACATCGCTCATTGCGAAAAGCCTTTGTTTAAGGCTATCGCCAAGGTCTTTGGGGCCACCACAGTTTTCAAAGGGCTTGACGTGGTTGAAGGTGCGAAGGAGCTGAGGAAGCACTGGGATCATTTTAATGATCCTGTAGCTGTCTCAACTGACTTCAGCAGATTTGATCAACATGTCAGTGTCCCAGCTCTTAAGGAAGAGCACAAGATGTGGCCCAGGATGGTTCCAACCCCGGATCGTAAGAAGCTAAGCGCTCTTCTCCGGATGCAGTTGACCACCAAAGGCAGAGCTTTGTGCGACGATGGAATCGTCAAGTACGAGGTGGATGGTTGCCGCATGTCAGGTGATATGAATACGAGTTCGGGAAACTGTTTCATAGCATGCGGTCTCATTTACGCGTACATGGCGGCCCGCGGCATAGGTAAGTACAGACTTGCCAACAACGGCGATGATTGTGTGATCATGATGGAGAGGAAAGACCTTTCCAAGTTCACACATGACATCAAAGAGTGGTTCATGAACATGGGTTTTGCCATGGTCAATGAGGAACCAGTTGATGTCTTTGAGCAAATCGAGTTCTGTCAATGCAGAGCTGTTTTGACCTCAGCCGGTTGGAGGTTTGTCCGCAACCCGCACACATCCTTGGCCAAGGATGCTACTGCGAACTGCGATATCTCAAACGCTAAAGTTTGTGAAGCTTGGCTCTCAGCAGTGGGAGAAGGTGGAGCAGCTTTGACGGATGGGGTGCCTGTGCTGCAGGAGTTCTACCGTCAATTCCCAAGCGGTGGGCGGAAAATCCACGAGCAGTGCCTCGCTGGATATTGGGCCTCAGGAATGAATCACTTGGTGGGTGATCTGAACTTTAATAACATTCCTGTTGATGCCACCGCCCGTTTTTCCTTCTGGCTCGCCTTCGGCATTTTACCCGATGAGCAGAAGTGTTTGGAGGAGCTATTTTCGAAGAACGTGTTCAGGTTCTCGAAACCGACGAGGGAGGCCAACCTCGACGGACTTTCCATTATTGATGGGAAGAACCCCAAGCTCCTCCCGATAAATTAGTCATTTGTCGTGTTTTCAGTTTTATTGTTTCCCTTATTTTAAGTTATTTTAATCATTCATTATGGTTAAGGGAATTGTTATTCAGCGCAAGAAGCGCATTAGCATTGCTCGTCCACAGAGGACGAATGGTGGTCCTTTTGGGGATTACAAGGTCAATCAGGTTGCTATGGCACCTGTTGCGCAGAATAAGTCGTCTGCGCAGACTCGTGGAAACTCGCTACGATTCAAGGAATGCGAACGCATCACCACCATCCCTGGTAGTGTTGCATTCGCCGTTTCTGGAAGCGTGGCTTGTAATCCAGGGTTGGCCTCCTCCTTCCCCTGGCTCTCAGGGCACGCTAACCTCTTCGAGAGGTACAGGATTCACAGGTTGATTTATCGTTACAAGAACCTTAAGGGTACGGCATCTAATGGTAACATTTTGATGTCGTTTGATTACGATACACTTGACAATCCTCCGGCTAGCGCTGTGGAGATGACTCAGTCGACAGTTTATGTCGATGGCGCACCTTGGCGCATTTTTGAGTTGGAGGTTCCTTCTGATAAGAGGGATCTTTTCACCAGATCAGCTGCAGTGGCTGGGGCTGATCTGAAGACCTATGACATGGGTAAACTGCATGTTGCCGCTGAAGGATGTGCAGATACCACACCTCATGGGTATTTGGAGGTGGAGTATGATGTCGAGCTGTTTATGAAGCAGTCGATCACCAGCGGGTCTTCTTCGTCAGGTAGTG